GATGCTGGGAATGACCATGTAAACATTGGCACAGCTACAGATCATGGTGGCGTTCTCAACGTTGAAACTTCAGGCAACGGTGTAAACCTTGTTCTGGTTTGTACAGACACAGACGCTGGCGAAGGCCCAGTTTTAGATTTGACCAGAGATGCGGGTAACGTTCCAAGCGATAATGATGTTATGGGAACAATACGTTTTCGCAACGACAATGCTGATCTAGGCATGGAAGTGTACGGTCGGATACAGTCGCTTGTTGAGGATTCTTCGGCGGGAACTGAAGATGGAATGCTCATCTTTAAGACTATGGTTGCGGGAACTGAGCGTAGCCGCATGGCTATGACTTCCGGCTCTGGAACAGTCTTTAACGAAGATGGTCAAGACCTAGACTTCCGCGTTGAGTCTGATAGCAACGCTCACTTAATCTTTGCTGATGCTGGTGAATCTAAAGTTGCGATTGGGACAAACACTTTTACGGCAGTTTCAAGCACTTGTAACGTGCTTCATGTTGCTGGTGGATCGTCAGATGCAGTAACGCCAGTGATGATGATCTCTGATGCAGATGGATCAGTAGAAGGAAACTCTACGATATTGGAGTGTGTGTTTTCTGGAGACAACACCTTCAGTTCAGCGATGTATGTCAAGTTTACTGACTCTGGAGGCACTCAGGGTTCTATTTCTGGTACAGGTGATGGAACTGTTACTTACAACACATCCTCAGATGAACGTCTCAAGCAAAGCATCCAAGACACTGATTCTAAGTGGGATCTCGTTAAGTCTTTGCAGGTCAGAGATTACGAGTGGAAAAAGTCTGGTAAACAAGAAACAGGTTTCATCGCACAAGAATTACATGATAAGTGGGCGCAGCCAGTAAAGGTTGGTGGAGAAGACGTAGAAGTAGATCCTTGGTCTGTTGATTATGGGAAACTCACGCCCATTCTTACTAAAGCCTTGCAAGAAGCGATGGAAAAAATAGAACACTTAGAATCTGAACTGGCAGCATTAAAAGGAGAATAGCAAATGGCTATAAACACAACTTGGTCGGTCAGTAATATGACCCATGTAGACGCTGATGGTGGCGTCATTCTCGCTTACTGGAGCCTAGTCGCACAAAGCGATGGCGAAGGTGGCGAAACTGCAACTGAAGGCGGTAAGGCTCGCTTTACCTATGATGCGTCTGGTAGTGGATACATTGCTTACGCTTCGCTGAAAGAAAGTGACGTACTGGGCTGGATCTGGGAGCAGAACAAAGAAGGCGACGAAACCGCTGCTGAGTACAAAGCTCGCATTGAAGCGGAGCGTACTGCAAAGGTTGAGGCTCAAATTACGCGCAACGCAACACAAGCTACTGGGGTGCCGTGGTAATGAGCGAAGAAAACAAAGTCGTAATTAACGACGAAGAATACAACTTTGGTGATCTAAAGGTCGAGACTCAGGCTCACATCGCAAGAGTCGCAGAGATCCGTCGTGAAATCGCTACACTGCAACAGCAGATCGCAGAGCGTAACGTATTGCTGCAAGCCTACACTCAGAGCATCGTTGAAGGTGTACAGCCTGTTGAAGAGCCTGAGACTGCACAAGGTCTGCCCGAAGGCTTTAAGGAGCACTAATGAGTTTGCTTGAAATCGTGACTACTTTGACTACCTTGTCAGTCATTGCATCTGCTGTGTGCGCCGCCACGCCCACCCCGAAAGATGATGCGTTTCTATCCAAGTGGGTTTATCCGATAATTGAGGCTTTGGCACTTAATGTGGGCAAGGCAAAGGAGTAACCATGAGTGTTATGACAGAAGCGCAGAAGCGAAAGATGATTAAAGAGCTAAAGGGCGCAAGCCGATTGCACGCTGCTCAAGCAAAACGACTTGAGAAGACGCTAGAAAAGGCACCCAAGAAGAAAAAATAATGTGCTATCTAGCGATGGCAGAGGAATGGGGCTTGGATAAAGGTGACAAAGCATTGAACCAGATTTCTACTCACGAGCAAGTATGTGAGCAGCGTTACCTGCGTATTGAGGAACGCCTTGCAAGTGGGTCTAGGCGGTTTGATGAGCTTGAAGCGAAGATGGACACTGTATCCAATAGGCTGTGGTGGATCATTGGTTTAATTGTAGTGAGCATCTTGGTGCCACAGTTCTTAGGAGGTTGATATGTCAGATGAAGGAACAATTAAAGTCCCAACGTGGGCCTTACCTATTGGCGCTGCTGCGCTGTCAGGCGCGATGGTGTGGGGTGCTAGTCAAGCACAGGCACAGGCTACACAAGAAGAAGTAGACCGTATCGAAGCTGCCGTTGTTAGCGTTGTTGAAGAGGCGCAGGCCACGGGAAAATTAGCGGCAGTCAATGCGACAAAGATAGAGGCTATCGTCGATTCATTGGCGGAGCAGAGCGAGACAGCGAAGGCATCAGATCAGAAACTTCAGCAGCTAATAGAGATAATGCTGAAGAATCAGAACTAAAGTACGACCCCGCCAGCCCGAATTTGTTTTGCGATTTGCGGGAGTGGCGAATGTTAGAGCTAGTCGATCCCCCTGCATACCGTCATTGTCTTGCGCTGGCATGGTTACGATACAACCACCGCCAGTGCGGGTACGGCGCTCAGATCTACATACAGAACACGATGCCGCGTGTTTTAGGCACAGCCCATCAGCTTGATGTAGAACTGCTTACTTGGGACTTGGTTAAACCTAAGTCCGTTAAGGTGCAGGCTGTTCAGCAGAAGCGGAGGCTGTGATGGATGTCCCGCCAGTATTTCCGAACAGCGTCAACGCACCATCAGAGGTGGTAGTCAAAGACAAGATACACAGGCTGCTGCGTTTAGATCAGATCAGTCGCACTCGCACCGACAAAGTAGAGGCTACAACGCATTACAGCGAAACCTACTACTACTACAAAAATGGCGAGGTTCTTTCCACCATTGTAAAGGTTGAAGACCAGCTTCAACTGGACATACGCGCATGACGATGATGATTTTTGTTTTGATTGTTCTTGAGCGTGGGCAACCCACGGGTGAGGAGTTGTACTTCCGGGAATTAACGTCGTGCTTGGAGTACTCTAAGGCGCTTAACGCGCAGTCTGTTGGTGCTATTAACGAGTTACTGAGTAACAACAGCTACTTCAAAACTTACTGCCGTGTGCGAGAGATACCTACCTCAGAAGCAGGCACTAAGATACTTTTCCGTGATCCAGCTAGAAAGGATGACGATTAATGAGTCCGAAGAAATTAGAGCCGAAATCGCGGTATGCTCAGTACGACCTAGATGGAGATGGGGTCGTGAGCGATGAAGAATTGGCGCGAAATCAAGAACTCGTTGAGATTGAACTGCGTGAAGAGAAAGCAGACAGTCAACGAAGAATGGCTTGGGTTAGTCTCAGCAGTATGGTGGTTTTCGCTTTACTACCACTTCTGCCCTTCATTCCTGAGTCTCGCTTGTCCACTCTGGCTTCTTTGAGCGATATGCTGTTTCTCAGTCAGGCATCTATTGTAGGGCTATACTTTGGTGCTACAGCGTACATGGCAAAAGGGCGGTGAGCGATGAAAGGCGAGTTACATTGCGCTGCGCTGGTTGCAAAAAGCCGGGAGCAGTAATGGATTTTGTACACCTGAAAGTAAAACTACTTTGTGGCAAGTGTTTTGCCCGATATAGCGGGTGGGCGTAATGGGCATACTCGGATCACTCATAGGCCCAGCAACTCAGCTACTAGATAAAGTAATTGAGGACAAAGACCAAAAGAATGCGTTGGCACATGAGATTGCCACTATGGCGGAGCGTCACGCTCAAGAACTTGCCAAAGGACAGCTAGAGGTCAATAAGGTCGAGGCGGCATCTAAGTCTTTGTTCGTGGCTGGCTGGCGGCCTTGTATCGGTTGGGTGTGCGCGCTCGGGCTTTTTTACAACACGATCCTTTCAAACATACTGGGCATCTGGGTAGAGGTGCCAGAAATAGACACCACACTACTTGTACCCGTTATGATGGGAATGTTGGGCTTAGGCGCGATGAGATCATACGAAAAGGTACAGGGCGTAAGCCGGGAGAAGTAATGGGCATTCAGTTAATAGGAATGTTGAAGCGCCATGAAGGTGTGCGTAGTCATGCATATAAGTGTTCAGAAAACATGATCACTGTAGGCGTGGGGCGTAACATTGACGAAAACGGCGGCCTTGGGCTTTCTGATGATGAAATTGAGTATTTACTAGCCAATGACATAAGGCGTGTGCGTGATGAGCTTGATGACACTTACTTTTGGTTTGCTGCTCTTAACGAGGCGCGAAAAGACGCAATGATTGATATTTGCTTTAATCTTGGTCTTACGCGACTGCGTGGGTTTGTGAAAGCTTTAGAGGCGATGTCCCGTGAGCAGTTTGACATAGCGGCTGATGAGTTCATGGATTCTAAGTGGAGTGAGCAGGTTGGTAGCAGGGCGGTAGAAGTTACTGAAATGATTAGAACTGGAGAGTATTAGTAATGGCATTGTTTGATACCAATTCTCAAGCGCCTCAACTTGGGTTTGCACCCTCTCCTACGCTTAGCGGATCGTTTACTCAAGCTCCTGTCCCTGTAGGGTACGGGCAGATGCAGGGTCAACCGACGCTTTCTAGAAACCCTAACTATGGGGTTCCTTCTGGTATAGCAGCCTTGCTGGGTGGCGCTAATCCTATGGGCGCTCCTCAACCAAGCGCAACATTGACCCCTCAGCAGGCGGTGGCGACGTTAAC